TTGGCGTCGGGAAAAATAAAAATGCGCGGATGCCGTCGACGTCGATGGGACGAAGACAGCAACCGACTTCGGATTCCAGCTCGTTGCTCGCGCAGCTGGGGCCTGGGTTTGCCGCCGGAGAGGTCAACGCCGGGCTCTCGCCCGTAATCCTAGATTTCGCCGAACTCCGCGTTCGGTCGGAAATTCCCGACTAGGCATCCGCAGAAATCAGAGCAATGCGCGGCCAGCGGCAAGGCAGTTTGTTAGGAAGAGACTATAATGGCGGATCTTGAAACCAGCGTCGTTATCAGCGCCCAAATTGACGGCCTGCGATCCGGAATGGAGGCCGCATCAAATTCTGTTCAAGCGGCGACCGATGCGATGCGGGCCCAACTTGCCGGGCTCGGCGACATTGCCCAGCAGGCGCAGTCACAGCTCAACGCTGCTACCGGCCAAATCGGAAACGGCGTGGGTGCGCTGCAGACCAAAGCTGCCGACCTTGCGGGTTCGATAGGCGCGGGCATGGCACCGAGTGGCGGTCTGGGAGATGTCTCCAGCCTTGTCCAGGCCAGTTCCGCGTCCGGCAACCGAAACGATGTCGCCACTGATGAAAACCTGTGGAACGAGGAGCTGGTTGCCTACCAGAGGTTTCAGAGCGAGAAGGAAAATCTCGATTCTCGGGCAGTGCAGACTAGCCAAAGAACCTGGCAGAGCCTGATGCAGCCGATCCAGCGCGCGTTCGATACCTCGATCACCGGCATGATATTGGGTACGACGACATTGCAAAAGGCGGTGGCGAATATCGCGCAGTCGATACTTGCCGAATTCGTCAACCTCGGCGTCAAGATGGTGACCAACTGGATTGCCAGTGAGCTCGCCATGTCAACCGCAACCGAGGCCGGCGCCGCCGCTCGCACGGCAGCGAGTGGCGAGGGAATGGCCGCTGGACTGGCGATCAAGGCGGCCAATGCGATCAAGAGCATCGCAACCGATTCAGCGCAGGCGTTCTCGGGCATCTTTGCATTCCTGGCTCCGATTATGGGGCCAGCGGCGGCCGGGCCGGCCGCCGCCGGAGAGGCCACCGTGATGGCCGCCGCCAGCGGCATTGCTTCCGCAGCGGGTGGCTGGATGGTCCCATCCGACCAGCTCGCCATGGTGCACCAGAACGAAATGATCCTGCCGGCGAATATAAGCCAGGGCCTTCAGAATATGATCTCCGCCAATGGCGGAGCCGGGGCTGGTGCGGTCGTTGTCAACGTCTCGGCGATCGACAGTCAAGACGTAAAGCGATTTTTCCAGAGCAATGGCAGCCTTCTCGTCAACGCAGTCAACAAGGCGATGCGCAACGGCTCAATGCTGCGGACGGCGTGATGGCGCTGATTTTCCCGGCGCTGCCCGGGCTTGCCTGGAGCGTCACCAAAACTCCGACATTTCAGACGCGTATTCAGCGTGCGGTATCCGGGCGCGAATTGCGGGCGCTCGACTATCCTTATCCGTTATGGCAATTTGCACTGGTCTACGACTTCCTGCGCGACAATCCGGCGGCTGGATACGACGAGCTGAGGACGCTGCTCGGATTCTTTATGCTCTGCCAGGGAGCGTTCGGCACATTCCTTTTTCAGGATCCCAGCGATTCCCACGTCATTGGGCAGCAGATCGGCGTCGGCAATGCGAGCACGACCGTCTTCCAGCTCCAGCGCACAATGGGTGCGATGCTGCCCGGTGGCGGCTTCTTGGAACCGATCACCGCACCGAATATCGTGCGAGCGATCTACTTTAACGGAATTACGCAAGACCCGACGACCTACAACGTCGATCCGGCTAGCGGGCTGGTGACCTTCGGCACTGCTCCAAGCAGCGGGCTGACCATTACGACTGATTTCACTTATTACTTCCGCTGCCGCTTCATTGACGACAAATATGAGTTCGAAAATTTTATGTTCCGGTTGTGGCAGTTGAAAAAGCTAACCTTTATTTCGGTGCGTTCATGAGGGCGGCCAGCCCTGCTCTGATCGCGCTCCTCGCGAGCAGCGACCGGTTCATCATGGCGGACCTCTACACGATCACTCTCGTAGGCGGATCGGTACTGCGCTATTCGGCGGCTCCGACTGCGCTATTCGCGAATGGCTACACCTTTGCGCTGGGTCCTAAATTCGAGCGCTCTAAGACGAAGATCGTCATCGGCACTCAGGTCGACGAACTCGAAGTCAAGATCTATACCGAACCGACGGATTTGATCGGCGGCCTACCGTTTCTGCAGGCGGCTTGGCAGGGAGAGCTCGACGGCGCACTCCTGCAGCTCGAACGGGCGTTCATGGCGACCTATGGCGATACGAGCCCGGGAACTGTGGTCCTCTTCGCTGGTCGCATTTCGGATATTGACTGTACCCGTACTGGCATCGACGTCAAATGCCGCTCGCACCTCGAGCTTCTGAATATCCAGATGCCGCGCCGGCTGTGGCAATCATCTTGCACGCACACTCTCGGCGACGCGATGTGCCAGTTCGACCGGTCCAACCTGCAGGCGACATTTTCGGCAGGGCCCGGCTCAAGCGAAGCTCAAATCGCGACGTCCGTCAGTCCAACTCCGCCGAACTTGTATATCCAAGGAACGGTAATTGGCGTGACGGGGGCAAATGCGGGATCGAGCCGCACGGTCGCAAACATGTCTGGAGGCTGGGTTTATGTAAGGCTGGCATTTCTCTCGCCCATCCTGCCGGGTGACCAATTCCAACTGCTCCCAGGTTGCGACCGCACACTTTCGACTTGTACGAATTTGTTCAATAACGTGATTCACTACGGCGGCTTTCCCTACATCCCGACGCCGGAGACCGCGGTATGAACCAACGCCAGCGGGTAGTCGCCGAGGCTGAAACCTGGCTGCGGACACCTTATCACCACATGGGCAGGATCAAAGGCGGTGGCACCGATTGTCTGATGCTGCTCGCCGAGGTTTATGAGGCAGCAGGTGTGATCCCGCATATCGATGTGCCATTTTATCCTCCCGACTGGAACCTGCATCGCGACACCGAGCGCTATCTCCGGGGATTGATGCGCTACGCTCGCGGGATTGGCGGACCACCTCAGGGCGGCGATGTGGCTGTCTTCAAGTTTGGTCGTTGCTTTGCCCACGGCGCTATCGTTGTCTCCTGGCCGCGGTTGATACATGCCTGGTGCGACGCGGGGGTCGTCTTTGCCGATGGTGGCCAGCCGCCGCTATTTGGTCGTCAAGTACAGTTTTTTGACCCTTTTCCACTACCCGGGCTCTGACCGTTAGCCATGGGCGGGATCCTGAGCGGCGCATCGAATGCCAAGCAGCAGAAGGCGGTCGGCGCGCTGCAGTTTCAAACATCACAGCACGGCGGGGTGATCCCGCTTGTCTACGGAACCACCCGGGTGTCGCCGAACCTGATCGACTACGACGACTTCATGGCGACGCCTTCCGCGCGTCAGGGGGGTGCGGGCAAGGGTGGCGGTGGAGGGAAAGGAGGCGGGCAACAATACAAATATAGCGCGTCGGTAATTATGGGGCTTTGCCAAGGGCCGATTGCCGGCATTGGTACCGTATGGTGGGACAAGAATGTCGGAACGCTGTCGTCGTTGCCGGCCGGGGTTTATCTCGGAAGCGACGGACAGGCAGCAGATCCATACTGGCAAACGCGGCATGCCAACAAGGCGCTCGGCTATTCCGGAACCGCAACTGTGGTGGCCAACAATTTCGCTATGGGCAACACAGCCACCCTTCCGAATTTTTCCTTCGAAGTGGAAGGCTTGCTGTCGCTGAGTGGGACCAACGGGTTGGACGCGAATCCCGCTGCGATTGTCTCCGACTTTCTCACCAATCCTCGTTACGGCGCCGGCTTTCCAGTCGCCAATCTGGGCGACCTCAGTCTCTATTCAGCGTATTGCCAGGCTCTTGGCCTCGTGTTGTCGCCGTTGCTCGACACGCAGCAAGAAGCGCAACAACACCTCGGCGATTTTGTGAAGATCACCAACAGCGCCATTGTGTGGTCGGGCGGACTGTTGAAGATCATTCCCTATGGCGATCAGCCCGTCACTGGTAACGGTGCCGCCTACGCGCCGGATACGACCCCGCTTTACAGCCTTGGCGAGGATGATTTCATTGTCCAGGAATCGAGCGTCGGGGGAAGTTCAGGAGTGTCGCCCGGCGGTCCCGCACTGCGGTCGGGTTCTGGTCCGATCACCGGCGGCTTCGGCGACGATCCGGTCCGGGTCTTGCGGTCCACGCCTGCGGACGCTAACAACTCAATCCAATTGGAATGTCTGGACCGATCTAACAATTACAATACGGCGATTGTGGAGGCCTTCGATCAGGCGGCGATCGACCTTTACGGCGTGCGCCGCGAGAGCTCGCTGAAGGCGCGGGCGATTGTCGACCCAATCAATGTCGGCCCTATTGTGGCGCAGCTTCTTTTGCAGCGGGCATTGCTGTTCCGCAATACTTACCAATTCAAGCTCGGCTGGAAATACTGCCTGCTCGAGCCGATGGACCTCGTCCAGATCAGCGATTCTCGACTCGGCGTTTCGGCGTTGACCGTGCGCGTTACGGCGGTAGAGGAAGACGAGGAGGGTACGCTTTCGATCACGGCGGAGGATTTCTTCGGCGGCTATTCCACCGCGGTGGTCTATCCGAAGCAGTCCGGAGCCGGCTACGTCCCGAATTGGAGTTCGCCTCCGGGTGATGTCAATCCGCCGACCATTTTCGAGCCCCCGGCCGCACTACTGCCTGGAGGACTGGAAATCTGGGTTGCGCTTTCGGGCGGCGCAAATTGGGGTGGAGCCCAGGTCTGGATCTCCAGTGATGGCAGCTCCTATGCCCTCGCCGGGAGTGTGAACTCATTGGCGGTGCAAGGCGCATTGACCGCCGATCTGCCGCCGTATTCCTCACCCGATGCCACCAACACACTCTCAGTAGATCTGAGCGAAAGCCAGGGTCAGCTTGTCTCGGTCTCGGCCACCGATGCCGCCAATCTCGTAACTCTTTGCTATGTCGGGGGTGAGCTTCTCGCCTACCAAACTGCGACGCTCACAGCGCCCAGTAAATATGCCCTGACTACCCTTTATCGCGGCGCTTACGGCAGCCCGATTACCGATCATCCGATGGGAACCTTGTTCGCGAGGCTCGACGGATCCATCGGCCGGTTCTCCTATCCGAATACCCTGATCGGTCAAACGATCTATTTGAAGTTCGCGTCGATGAATATTGTGGGCGGTGGATTACAGAGCTTGAACTCACTTCCCGCATATACTTACGCCGTCAAAGGCACCGGGCAAGCCTCCTCAATTATCGTTAGCGGCTCGTTCAGCGGTAGGGCGACGGCAAACCTCGTACTCCAAAGTTACGTATTCGCCGCCCCGGCAACTGTGCCCGCCGGGCTTTCCGGCAGCCGCGGCACCGCTGCGACAGCTGCAACGGCGTCCACGACATTCAACGTCCAGAAGAACGGCGCGAATGTGGGAACTATGGTTTTCGCCCCATCGGCTGCCGCGGCCACATTCACGATGACTTCAGCGACTTTATTCAATGCCGGCGACGTGCTGACTGTGATTGCGCCCGCCATACCCGACGCGACGCTGGCAAATCTCGCATGGACCATTATGGGAATTACGCAATGAAGCTCGAATCCTGGCACAGCACCGAAGACAAACGGCGTTGGAAAATCGTACGTACCGACGACTATACCGACGTGGCGGGGGAGATCATCACGGCTGATGAGGCTACCGGTGAATGCTGCATTCAAGTCGGCGGCGAAACCAAAACGCTGAGCTTCGGGCCTCGTGGGATCAGGATCGTCGGTAGGCGAAGATGAATGAGGCAAAATCACACCAAATCAGAACGCAAGGCGCCACGGAGGCGGATGTCGAGCCGTCAAAGATGCCGAGAATCCGCTTTAATCCCGAAATAAACCTCGGGCATATCCTGCAAATCTTTGCGCTGACAGGTGCGGTAATAACCGGATATGTCAGCCTTCAGCGCGACATGGCTTCAATGCGTGCCGAATACCAAGTCACCATGGCAGGTTTTGAATCTCGCCTGACGGTGGCAGAGCACGCCATCGTCGAGCGCCGCCAGGAGGATCGCGAGTTCGCGACCGAGATGCGCGCCGCACTAGTGGATATCCAAAAGGGACTCAATAATCTGCAGCTGCAGCTTGTCGAGCGCCCAAAGGCGAGATGATTCCCGTGTGGTGTTTGGCGATCGTTTTCTTGCTCTTCGGCTGCAGCTCAACGTCAAGCAATCAATCCACGTTTATGGCCGCGCCTGCTCCGCGGCGACAGGAAGCCCCGATAGAGCCGCCAAAGACAGAAACAAAACGAGATGTCGCTCCTGTGCAGCCTAACGAGGGCGAAATTAAATCGGCGATACGCGCCTCTGATGAGGCGCGCGAGCTTCTTGATCGGCGGCGTTATATTCTGGACGCCGGGTCCGACAAGGATAACGTACACTGACCAAGCTGACGAAATTTCAGAGCTTGGTTGCCGGGATTTACGGCCAGACGGCGCGCGAGGTCATTGCGCAATATCCGACGTCTAATCTGCCGCTCCCGCAGACCGGACCCTATACGAAAGGCATCGCCGATCTGGCCCTTTATTACATGGCTGTCGGCGCAGAATTCGTCGCCGCCTCGCCGGCGAGCCGACAGCCTATGTCCGTTCGCTAATTTTTTCGTCGCCATGCAAGGACCGCAGAGAGCTCATCGAATAAGTCGAAGACTTCGTGATGGTGTCGATCGCGCTCGCTCCAGTCTGCAGCGTCGCCCTCTCGCTGGGGGGCGGTATCATCGCAGCGGCTACGGCGTGGCGCAGTTCTAGCAAGCAATTCTGGGTTTTTCAACAATGACTACCTTGTACTTAGCCGGCGAACGACCGAGATTGTTACCACTGTTGTCCGCGCCTTACATCCCACCGATCAGCTCCGATGTTGTTATCGATCTCAGTCATTGGCAGGCATCGGTCGATTTTGCACGCGCCAAATCGGCGGGTATCGCCGCGGTGATTCTGAAGGCAACGCAGGGTTCAGACTGGGTCGACGTGGCGTTCGCGCAACGGTTTGCGGCGGCAACTGCTTCCGGGCTGCTGGTTGGGGCCTACCACTTTCTGGATGACTCGCCGCCGGAGCTACAGGTCGAGAACTTCCTATCCGTAGCAGAAGGCTGTTCTGTACTGGCGCTCGATGCCGAACCGAACGCGATCGGCGGCACTGTAACAGTTGCGCAGACCGCCGAAGCCGCGGGGCGGCTGAACATGGCGACCGGCGCTATGCCGTTGATTTATATCAATCGCTACGGGCCCGACCGACGAGGCACTGGTCTTCCCAATAACGTCTTGTCGCGCTGCCCGCTCTGGTTGCCAGCCTACGGCTCGCGGCCGGCTTGCCCACCTGGCTGGTCGAAATGGGCGCTGTGGCAGCACACCGATGGAAACGTCGGGCCGGATGCGGTCCCGGTCGCAGGGATCGGCCGATGTGATCGCAGCCGATTCGCCGGCACGATCGCCGATCTCGTCACTTGGTGGAAACATCCACAGCTCTGATAATAGGCTCGAGAGGGAGCACGTGCCGATCGGGATGGCGCAGGGCGTTGTTAACCGTGATACAGGGACAAGACATGTGGATGATACTGAAGCGGGGGATTCGCGCTGCGCCGATTGTTGCGCTTTTCGTGTTGATGGGCTGCAGCGTTGCGCGTGATGCCTCCTGCAAATGTCCGAAACCAGTCGCTTACGACGAGGCGACACTCAAAGAAATCTCACAAGCCCTGCGTGCTTTGCCGTCCGACAACG